TACTAATAAGCAAGCAAATTACAAAGCCTGCTGATTTTTGAACCCACAGTTCTTTTTGTCTTTACGATGAACAAAGTAAGTAATATAATATGTCTCGACAAAAAAACTTACGTATAAGCAGGCAAATTACAAAGCCTGCCGATTTTTTTATACGTATAAGCAAGCAAATTACAAAGCCTGCTGATTTTTGAACCCACAGTTCTTTTTGTCATTGCGGCGAACAAAGTAAGTAATATAATATGTCTAAGCTATTTTAATAGAATTCTTTCCATTCAGGTATCTCAAACAACCCACTTCCTAACACAAATTGTTAGCAACAAAAGCGGCACTAATATACATAAATCAATAATCTGTTGCCTCATAAATGCATTTACTACAGCAGCCGATGCAAAGCCTATAGTAAAAAGATTAAAATCATCTACCCAAGACAGTTCTAATATTTCTTTTAGAATTTTCATGGTTCGACCTCACTTTTCCCCTGACAAAACCTTAAGAATATATCTCACATACTCATCTTCTGCCTGTAATACCTTAACGACTGTTTCTTCGTCAACTCCAGTGGTTTCTGAAATATATTGAATGATTCCCTTGCTTCTAGGAGTAAGGTTTTCCGAATCTGCTTTTTCATATGTCTGCTCAAATATGTCTGGCTTGCATGGATAGAATTCGCCTTTTACGCCTTTGATGATGTAATCTCCTGGTCTTACTATGTGTTTGCCCTCTAATGTGTCTATTACACCCATAACAGACCAATCCCAATAAGGTTCTTCTTGTGAACAGCCAGCAGTACCCAACATTTCGGATACTTCTAAATAACTGGTAGGTCTTACTTTTGGATGGTCTTTACAGTCTTTAGCTAGCTTAACTTTCCCGTTCTCATCTGGTACATTCCATTGTATCGCTTCTACAACAACTGGCTTTTTTCTATATTTAGCCATTTGTTCACCTCCTGCTGTTGAATTGACTTTCCCACTCTCTATATGTCATGTTGCTAGGAACTTCATAAGTTTTACCTGTTTTTGGGTCCCTTGCTACCCTTGTACTATCTTCATCATCCTCATAGTATGGTACCGTTGTAGTCCTGCAAAACGGATGATACGGGGGATAATTTACTCCTACTACAGCTTTATCTATATCATATATTTTCCCATCCTCACTTCTGCATATATCCGATGTTCTCATATCCAGGGTAGCTAATATTTGATACTTCTCCACACCGTCCTCTTTATATGCCGCCAGGCTTCCTTGTTCAATGATAAAGCTGCTCTCTGTATGGAGCAGCCTGTAAGCTTCAAACTCTTTGATCTTGAACTTCTTTGCGAAGTTCTCGGCTAGTGTCTGCGGGTTTTTGCCCTGCACTAGCATTGTCGTAATGTCTTCAGTTAATACCTGCAGCATATGGTCCTTTTGTTTCCATATGCGTGTGGAGAAGTTCGCACCATTAAAAGGGTATCTAATTAATTCGTCTATAGTTCTAGGATTAATCTGTGCAAATTCTTGATGAAATCCATAGTACTGGTCTATGTTGAACCAAGTCCTGTAATACGCATTGGTATAAACCTCCTTTAGCAATTCTTTGCCCTTGTATTCGTATTCCAAAGCATACAGCTTTTGCAAAATGGCATCTATCTGCTTTTCTAGGGCCTGGTAGCGGGTAATCCTTGCCTTTATAAACATGTTGTTAAGCTTTCGATTATACTTGCCCATATTCTTATTAACAAGGTCTATAAAGTCCTGCAGCTCGCCTATCTCTACCTTACTAAGCAGCTTTTGGGCTTCCGCATAAGATACTTTATTCTCTTTTGCGTAACGCATGTAGAAATCATTTATAACACTCTGGATTTCCTTCTTTGCTTGTTCAAAGGCTTTTTGCAATCCTTTATAATATTCATCAAGCTTTTTTTCTTCGGCCAGGTAAGTTAACTCCTGCCTTCTTTCCCAGTAAGACTTAGACATCATTCATCACTCTCTTTGTCTGCAAACATAGGCGGTTCGCTTGTCCTGCTTTCTTTCTCAATCTGCTCCAGTTCTTCTTCGACATCCGATATCCATGGATGATTAGCTACGAGAGTCTTGTCACTTACAATGCCTTTGCTGTTAACTATGTTGTTAATTGTCTCTGTTTCGTTAATTTGAATGTCCCGGTTAAATATAATCTCTACATGTTCATTGTCGTAATTACCTTGCCCATTTTCAGCAAGGTACACATTGACAAAATATAGGAGCTGGTTAAAGGCTTGTTTAAATTCTACCTCCAAATGATTACATTTTAAATCAAGGCCAGCATATAAGAATTTTAGTGAAGTACCACTTGGAGAATTGCCGTATTTGTCAAGGTCCTTTGGTACCCCCTGTCCAAATTCGTTTATATCCCGCTTTAACTGTTCACAATGCTCTTTAGCTGCTTGAATATCTATCTTAGGTGTAAGAGTATCAACCCCACCATGTACAGGGTCATCAATCTTAATCGCCCGGTAGTAGTTGAGATCCCGCATGAACTCAGCCAGGTTTTCACCGCCGTAGCCCTTGAGGATGTAGATAAGGTTCTTTGTCTCTTCTATGAAGTTATCTATCTCGCTTCTGGATTTATCGTAGCTGTCCACTAGAGACTTGACAAATCTCACGTCAGGGTATTCTATGTGATTGTTTTTCCAGGCTATAAAAGGCACCTTGCCCCAGCTTCTGTCTTCTTCTCCCTTTTTATAGTGGAGGAGGGGGCCTCCTTCATGCTGCTCAATGTCCGGGATAAGGCGGTCATCATCAAGGATGTAAAAGTAAACTTCAGTAGAAGTGTAATACTCCACACGAGTAATCTTTTTCTTCTCCTTGCCTTCATAGACCGTCTGGACATACATCCTGATCATGCCGTCAAGTTCTGTATGTGTGTTGTCCTTCCAAAGCGGTACACATTGCTCCGCTGGGATTATCATAGTACCAAATTTACCCTGCTGGTTTATATAAACCTGCAACCACGCTATACCTTTGTTACTAGCCTCATAGCCCAATCTAGTAAGAGTATACTGAAAATACTTGCCCAGGACCTCTTTTACCTTCTGGATGTACTCTTCATTATCACATTTTAGGGAGTAGTCCTTGGTAAGCAAGTATCCGATTTTTTCGTCGACCAGGTTTTTAACAAAGCCATGGGCAAGCCTGTTATTGGCCTTTGACCTATCCTCTATTTCACCGTCATCAGTTTTTCGAGTGATTCTTCTGTTAAGGATGTCGTTCTCGCCTCGGTAATATTTATTGCCAATGGTCATCCAAGCTCTTTTATCGCTGGCGTTGAACTCCATTATCTCATTGTAAAGTATTTCTTCGGTAGTCATGATGTTTATATCATTACGGAATAAGTCTTTGAAACTTCTAAAACTAAGCACATTCTCACCTTCTTTACCTTAAAATTGATAGTCCGCCCGTCCTCATATCATCCTCAAGCGCATATCGTACTGCATCTATTGTATGGTTATTCTTATCAGGAAACTCTGCTTTAAAATTACCGTCTTTGTCTTTTTCTAACTCATAATTCAGAAACTCCCTGGCAGCATTTGGGCATCTTTCACTATCTATAACAATCTCCTCTAAATCTTGGAGAAATTTAATTCCATAATCAACACTATCAGGACCTTTCTTAGCCCCTTTTACTCTTAATCCATATTCTTTTAACTCAGCTATTGACTTGGGCTCTGCACTATCAGCTATAATGGTTTTATGTTCTGGATCTTTCTCTTTAATCATTTCAGCAGCTTTTCTATTGCTTAATCCAACTTTATATATTTCATCAAAGACATAAAGCCTTCTTCTTGTTTTATCGTGGTGGCACTTTATATATACAAATGGATCTATAGCATAACCCCAGTCAATTCCTCTTTTAATCCTGTCAAATATTTTGATTTCTTCATCTGTTATTTTCCTTATAGTTACATTAGTAAATACTTCTCCTCCTGTGCCGGTGACTTCTCCTAAATACTCGTGTCTATATGCTCTTTCATTAACCTTTTTTAAATGTTCGGCCTCAATAAAAAACTGTTCCCCTAGCCACTCACGAGGAACAGTTAAATATGTGCTATGATGCACCTTTCTATCTGGATATCCTCTTGTTACTTCATTGTTTACCCAATTTACTTCATTGTTTACCCAATTTACTTCATTGTTTACCCAATTTCTCTGGCTATCTGGTGGATTGAATGAATAAAATACATCAAATTTATCTCCACCACGTAACAGAGATTGATTGATAATTCGAATTTCTTCCATTCCATTAAACTCATCTACTTCTTCATACCATACATACCGTATATAACCTGATTTTACTTTTATAGATTTTATTTTCTTTGGTTTATCTGCCCCACGAAACAATATCCTTTGTCCTGTTGGAATATATATAAGCTCCAAAGGACTTAATCGTGCCATCCAATAATCACTAACATTCAATTTTTCTATAGCCCAAAGCAATTGTTCATATACGCTATCCTTTAGATTGACTCCTACTTTTCTTAATGCCACTGTATGAGTATTAGGATTTCTCATCATTCCTAGTATTATTTCAATACTTATAAACGATGATTTTGTAGAGCCACGGCCACCTTTTAGCCAATAATGTGTATACCTATTGTTCTTTATGTCATTATGAAGCTCATAAAAGTTAGGAGCTATTAGTTCACTAAGTTTAATCTTCTTCATCTTCATCACTACTTATATCGTCTATGATTTGAACGCCTACCTCTGCATTAAGAGCTATTTTTTCAGTAGGTTTGAAACCCGCTCTATCAAGGAAGTCTTTAGCTGCATCTATTCTGTCCTTATCTCTGGCCTTTGGATTTTTCATTATTTCATATAAGACCTTTCTTGCTTCTATAGCATCAAATATGAATTCTTCCCGTAATTCTTGAGCTATAGCCCTTTCTCGTTCCTCTAAATATTTCAAAACGTAAGGATTATTTAGGAGTTGGCTGGCTTGAGAACAAGCAGTCTTAGGACTATATCCTGCATTAATTGCCGCTTGGGTTGCATTAGATTTTCTTAATCTTAAGTACTCATCTACGAACAGTTTCTGTTGCGGAGTTGCTTCTCTCACCAATCTCACCCCCTTTTGTGTTTTCTCCTTTTGTGTTTTCTCTTTCCTTTCATAAGATAATAGGATTGGTCTTGTTTATGCTCTTTTATATGATACTTTACGTGCCCCGGCGGCTGATTGTTTTACCTTGAAAGTCTTTACAATCATTTTGCAAATTCTTTTTTTCATCTTCTACTTTTTTATCGTTGACTTCTAGTATTTTTCTCATATTCCTTTTGCAAATTCATCCAAGTATTAATAGATATACCTGTTAATTTTGATAATTTATAAGCCATCTCTTTACTTAAATTATCTTCTCCGTTTACTAATTTACTAAGGCTTTTCTCTGTAGTACCTAGTCGGCGTGCAAATTCCT